TCATTTGATCAAATGGAAAACTCTAAGACAGGTAAAGCAGCTGAAGCAGATTTAATTATTGGTATAGGTAGAAATGCTACTAAAGATACAGAAAATAAAATAAGGATATTATGTGTAAGTAAGAATAAAATAAATGGATATCATGGTGAGCCATCTTGTACAATAAGAAGAAGTATTAGTAGGTACGAAGTTTAGTGAATTGTTTATCTACATTCTTTGCTATATCAATGCATCTTGGATTACAGGGTGATTACAATGAGTATCACCCACATGCAAGATGTCAAGTTGACAATTTAATATCTGGAGTATATTATAATAGTGAAGATAACTTTAGTTTTTATGGTGGATTAGAACACAATGGATTTGAATTAGGTTTAGTAACAGGGTATAAACACAATAAAATTGTACCTATGACTAGATATAAAAAAAATAATTGGTTTGTATCTCCTGCACTTGAAAAAGATGGTAACATGGGTATAGTTATAGGATTAGAATTTAAAATAGAAAGGTAAATATGATAACAACAGTAGACGTAGAAACATCGTGGCAAAAAAATGAGAATGGTGGGTATGATCCATCACCTTTTCATCCAGATAATATATTAGTTAGTATAGGTATTAATGAACAATATTATTTTACTAATCATAGTGAGAGAATAGACAAAGGTTGTTATAAAAATATACAAGATACATTAGATAAAACAACTTTACTAATAGGTCATAATATAAAATTTGATTTAATGTGGTTATTAGAAGCTGGATTTAAATATAGTGGCAGGGTATATGATACTATGTTAGGTGAATACATTTTAAATAGAGGCGTAAGAAAAAGTTTAACATTAGAAATGTCTTGTCGTAGAAGAAAGATAGGATCTAAAGACGATAGAATAAAAGAGTTTATGGATAGGGGTGTATCATTTGAAAATATACCTGCAGATGTTGTAGAAGAATA